GCAGAGTTAAGAGGCATAAAACCTGCAGCAACAGATACTTTTGTTTCCGCAGGAAATGTTATAGTCTTGCATGGAGCTTATAGTGGTGGTTATATATACAGACAGGAATCAGGCAATGATTTTGATGGCACATCTATATTAGGTAAGTATCGAGGTCCTGACATGACTTTTGGAGATGCCGGTATAAGAAAACATATGCACAGAGTTATTATTAACTATGCACCTGAATCAACAATAGACGCTGATTTATTTTTAAGATATGACTATGAAGCCAAAGATTCAGCAAGACCTGCGGCATATGAGTTAGATTCTGGAGATATAGCAGCTATATATGGAGTATCCTCTTACGGAGGTTCTTCTAGTAGTTTTGGTACATATGGAGGGGCATCGCAACCACTCGTAAGACAAGCAGTAGAAGGTTCAGGTTTTGCTGTGGCACTAAGAGTAAACGATGGAGGTACAACAGCCCCATATTCATTAAAGGGGTTTCAGCTAGAATACCAATTAGGAGCAAGAAGGTAAATGGGAGCAACATACACAAGACAGTCTTCGTACTCTGATGGTGATACAATCACAGCGGCACATACTAATGACGAGTTTAATCAGTTATTAGCCGCCTTTGCATCCAGTTCAGGACACACACACGATGGTACTACTGCTGAAGGTGGTCCTATTACTAAACTATTAGGTAACACACTTACCTTTGGTGCAGGTACAGCAGGTACAGACATTACAATGACCTTTGACGGTGAAAGTAATGACGGTGTACTCAAGTGGATGGAAGACGAGGACTACTTTGAGTTCTCTGATGATATACTTGTAGCGTCCACAGAGAAGCTACAGTTCCGTGACACAGCCATATACATCAACTCTAGCACAGACGGACAGCTAGACCTTGTAGCTGACACAGAGATACAACTTGCAGCCACTACGGTTGACCTAAATGGTAATTTAGATGTATCAGGGTCACTTACATTAGGTGGTACTGCAATAACATCTACGGCTGCAGAACTGAACATACTTGATGGCGTAACATCTACAGCGTCTGAACTAAACATATTAGACGGTGTAACTTCTACTGCATCTGAACTTAACTTAATTGATGGTTCAAGTGCAGGAACTATTGTAAATAGTAAAGCAGTTATATATGGCTCTAGTGGTGAAGTAAATGCTACTACTCTGCAAATAGCAGGTACATCAATTACGGCAACAGCTGCTGAGATTAACCTCATAGATGGTGTTACTGCTACAACAGCAGAGCTAAATATTCTTGACGGAGTTACGGCAACAGCATCTGAGTTAAACTTAGTAGATGGTATAACTGCAGGAACAGTGTCAGCTTCAAAAGCTGTAATAGTTGACTCTAATAAAGATATAAGTGGTTTTAGAAATTTAAGTATCACAGGTGATTTAACTGTTGCAGGTGATGACATCACTATGGGAACTAATACAGCAGGTAACTTACTTGTTGCAGATGGAACAAACTTTAACTCTATTGCTGTAGGGGACTTATCATCCATATCTACCGTAGCTAATGATGATGTCTTCCTAGCTGTAGACACATCAGGTGGTGGACTCAAGAAGATAACAAGAAGCACAATCGTATCAGGTTTGGCTGTTGGTGGTGTGGCTCTATCAAATGTTGTAGAGGATACAACTCCACAGCTAGGTGGTGACTTGGATATGAATGGTCAAGATATTGTTACCACTTCAAATGCTGACCTTGAGCTTGCACCAAACGGAACAGGGCATGTAACAGTTAAAGGTAATACTAATCAAGGTACTATTCAACTTAACTGTGAAAATAATTCTCACGGACAACAAATAAAAGCTGCACCACATTCAGAAAGTGCTAATAACGTGTTGACTCTTCCTAGCACTGGTGGTGATGCTAGATTAGTTTCAACAGCTTCAACAGCCACACTCACAAACAAAACATTTGGAGACAACGTAAGCTTTGGTGACTTTAACATAACCAATGTAGGTGACATTGCAGTTGACTCTATTAGTGCAGACGGAACAGACATAAATGTAGCTGTATCCGACAACTCAGCCACAGCATTTACAATTAAGCAAGGCTCTGATAACTACCTTGTAATAGACACAGCCAACAGCAGTGAGTCTGTAGCAATAGGTACAGGTATATCAGGGACTGCCATAACACTAGGTCACAGCACATCTGAAGTAACTGTATCAGACAACCTAACTGTTACAGGTGACTTGACAGTAAATGGTGCTACTACAACAGTAGACACAACAAATACTACTGTAAAAGATAACCTACTAGGATTAAACCAAGGAGCAAGTTCAAACTCTAACGATGTTGGTATTATTATTGAAAGAGGGTCAACAGGTAATGATGCTCTGTTTATGTGGGATGAGTCGGCAGATAAGTTTGCACTAGGTACTACAACAGACAATGCAAGTAGCACAGGCAACCTAAATATGACAACAGGTACGCTTGTTGCTAATATAGAGGGTAACGTAACAGGTGACTTAACAGGAACAGCATCAACAGCCACTGTAGCTACCACAGTAACCATTAGTGACAATGAAAGCACAAACGAAGATAACGCTATTATATTCACATCAGGTGGTGATGTAGATGGTGGCAACATAGGATTAGAATCAGATGGGGATTTAACCTACAATCCAAGCACAGGAAGGTTGACAGCAACACAATTATCTGGTACACTGCAAACTGCAGCTCAAGCAAATGTAACATCATTAGGAACGCTGACTACCCTTACAGTAGATAATGTAATAGTTAATGGTACTACTATTGGTCACACAGATGACACAGACTTAATAACATTAGCAGACGGTGTAGCCACAGTAGCAGGTGAAGTCTCAATGACAACACTAGATATAAATGGAACAAATGTTACAGCAACAGCTGCTGAACTAAATTATGTTGACGGTGTAACATCAGCAATACAGACACAGCTAGATGCAAAAGCAACTAAGGGCTTTGCCACAGCTATGGCAATAGCCTTATGATTGGAGAAAGATAAATGGCACAAGATTTTGAAAGAAACACATCAAACGCTGTAGGAACAATTGCAGCTG